GGGAGAGCTGCAAGCGTTACTAGGCGAGTCGCAGCAGCACGGAGAGGTCGCGGCCGGGGTAGGTGAGGCCGACGCCCTGGATGTCGAGCAGCACGTCGGCGTCGGCGGGTAGCGAGCCGGGGCTGGTGACGGTGGCTCGCAACGAGCCGTCGGGGATGCTGAGGGTGGCGAAGTCGGTTGTGACGCCGCCAAGCAAGGTACGAACGCGCAGGGTGAGTGCGCCGCCGGTGGGGGCTTGTTTGACGATGGCGATGAGTTCGGACACGGTACGGGCGGCGGGAAGTGCGATGCGCGGCGCGACGTCGGATTGAATCGCGAGGATTCCCGAGAGCGAGAGCAGGATGAGGGACGAGCCGGAGCCGGTGGAGATGACGGCGCCGGCGGAGGTTGTCTCAACGGCGAGGATGTCGAGCGCTTCGCTGATGAGGCGCAGGCGTTCATTGAGGGCTTCGTCGAGCGAACGGCCGACGAGGCCTTCGGGGAGTTCGAGGGCTAGGTTGCGGCGGGGCATGCAGGGATGTACCGGGGAGGGCGGCGAACCGTGATGGTGATGGCGTAGGGCTGGAAATCGTAGGTAGGCTGCTTAGCGGCGCTGCCGCCGGCGGTTGCTGCCGCGTACGCCTCGGAAACACATTTGCTCACCCAATAGCGCGCCCCGGTAGATCATCGGAAGCGTCGTTCGGTAGCGGGAGGCATGTGGGTACGAGCTCGGCGAGGGGCGTGCCGGCGAGCAGGCCGAAGAAGAGGCGGCGCGTCATTTGAAGGCCTCACTGAAAATACTCGCCGCAAAGGCCTCTTGTTTCCGCCGCTCATCGACGACCGCCATTTTACGGATCTTCTCGAACGCGATGTGCTCCGGCGAGCCGCGGCGAACCGTGATGGTGATGGCGTAGGGCTGGAAATCGTAGGTAGGCTGCTTAGCGGCGCTGCCGCCGGCGGTTGCTGCCGCCGCGGCGGGAAGTTTGAGGATGTCGCGGCGCGTCATGGCTGTATTCTACTGATCGACGGGGATCTCGATCCAGCTTGGCTGCAGCTCGGTGGAGCGCATGGGGATGGGGACTTCGGACCAGCCGTCGGCGGTGGGCGGAATGGGGAGCGGGACTTCGGACCAGTCGTCGGCGGTGGGCGGAATGGGGAGCGGGACTTCGGACCAGTCGTCGGGAGTGGGCGGAATGGGCAGGGCGATCTCGGTCCAATCGTCGGCGGTGGGGACGACGGGAAGCCGGTACCACTGCCAGCCGTTCGTGCGGTGTGGGTCGAGGACTTTGGCGTAGACCGAGACGCCGTAGAGCAGCACGCGGCCGGTGCCGGGGCGGGATTGCGCGATGGGGCTGACCTGGAGCTGGAACTGACGGCCGCGCACGGTGCCGGAAAAGTCGTCAACGTCGATCGAGCGGCGGACGTTGGATTGAGCGGCGCTGAAGGCGATCGAGCCCGTAACGCGGTTAAGGGCGCCCGTTGTGCCGGGGCGGTCGGTGCGGAACTCCCAATCGACGCTGCCATCCGTGATGGCTGGATCGAAGCGGATATCGAAGTTGAGCTTGCGGAAGAGCGTGGTGTACGGCGCGGCCATGGGCTAACCGGCGAGCGACAGTTCCTCGGTTTCGAACTTCTCGTTTTGAGCGCCGTCGAGATAGACGCCGATGACTTTCAGGCGGACGCGGCCCCAGAAAAGTTTACAGACGGTGGTGCCCTGCGGGGTGACGCGCAGCTTGTAGAAATTGCCCTCGACGCCGTCGAGCGGCATGATGGCGGGCTTACGCTCGGCGCTGGTGGTGCCGACGGTCTTGGAGGCGCGCACGGCCATGGCGCCGCCGGGCAGGTCGGTCAGCCACTCGATGAGGACGTTGCCGTTAGCCTCGTAGCCGAGGACGACGTCTTTGAATTCCTTGGCGCGAGACAGGGGCATGGGCGGCTTACTGCCCGCAGTTGCGGTCGTTGAGCACGCTGGCGGCGGGGGTAACGTAGCGCGCGGGCAGGCCGCGCTCGAAGCAGCCGCCTTTGCGCAACATCGAGTAGACGACGGACGAGGCGGCCGTGAAGGGCGGAATCTTGTTGAACGTCAGAAACGGGTAGTTGGTGATGCGGGCGGGGCCGCCGATGACGGCGACGTAGAGCGCGCCGTCGTGATCGGACCACACGATAGGGACGCCGCCGGACTCGATCATGACGATGTTCTCGTTGTCGGGATTGAGCGGCGCGTCCGAGAGCGCGGCGAAGTTTTGGCGGGCTTGGGACCACTGGACGATAGCGGCTTTATGGCGCATGTTCCAGCGTCCGCCGTTGGCGGGGCCGCTTGGCTCGGGGCCGAAGATCAGATCGAAGTCAGGGTCGAAGACATCCTCGGGAGCGGGCGGTCGGGCGGGGTCGGTTTGCTCGAAAGCGCAGCGCCAGCCGACGCAGGCGGCGTCTTGGGCGGGGATCGAGAGCGGCAGGCTGAAGACGAGCAGAAGAGCGGAAAGGAAGATGCGCATGGTGGTGAATTCGGCTTTAGGCGACGAGGCTTAGCTCTTCGGTTTCGAAGAACTCGCCGGCCGAGCCGTCGAGGTATTCGCCGTAGACGAGGCGGCGGAGCTGCGCCGAGTGCAGGCGGAAGGGGGCGTCGGATTCGAGAGTGACCTGCAGGCGCGCGCCGTCGGGTGGGGCGGGCAGCAAGACGAGCTGGGTTTTGCGGCCGCTGGTGGCGGCGAAGGCAGCCGAGTCACGTTCGACGAGATTGCGGCCGGGCAGGTCGGTGAGGATAGTCCAGGTGACGGCCGCTTCGGCTTCGAGCTCGAACTGGAGAGCGTCGATTGCCTTGACCTGGTTGGTCCCAAGATTGGTGGGGCCGGAATCGAAGGTGCGGCCCAGACGGACCTCGAGGCGGTAGTGAATGACGATATCGGTGATCTGGATGGGGTGCGAGACATTGGGCTGCGAGACGGTGCCCTCGATCGAGATGGCGTAGTTGCGGGCGCGCACACCGATCTGGCCCGCGTACCCGACGCCCTCGCGGATGGGATAGATGCGGCGGCCGGCGGGGAAGGTGACGGAGTTAAATGAGCCGATCGCGATCTCGGTTTCACCGTCGTCGAGGAAAAGTTTGATGGTGAGGTTCTCGCCGGAGGTGTCGCCCTCGATCTCGATGTCTTCGAGGATTTTGAAGTTGTCGGGCAGGCCGAGGTCGTCGTAGTGGCTGACGTAGGCGACGAAGAAGGGCGAGGTGTGATCGAGCTGGCCGTGGTCGAGGTGATAGACGTAGCCGTCGCGTCCGGAGCCGTAGGCGACGTTGATGGTCGGGTCGTACAGGAAGGCTCGGTAGCCATCGCCCATACCGACGGCGGAAGCGATCTGTTCCTGCGACCAGGAGCCCAGCGCTGGATCGTAGACCAGCGTGATATTGGGAAACGGCTGGCCTTCCTCGGGGTAGGAGAAGCGCAGCAGGGAGCCGTCCCAGCCAAGGACGGAGGTGGCGCGGGCGGCTGGGTCGGTCGAGAGCGGCGCGACGCCGAAGCTGTCGGTGATGGCAACGAAGCGTCCCTGGAACAGCGGCTTGATGTTGCGCGAGATGTCTTGCAGGGTGTCGAAGTTGAAGCGGTAGACGCCGTCGGGGCCGACCAGGTAATCGATGTTGCCGGCGTTAGCGACGGCGGCGTCGCCGAGCGGGCCGAAGTTGGCGTTGGTTTGTTCCTGATCGCCGCCGGAGGTGCCGGGGTCGCCGATCAGCCGCCAGATGCCATCGGGCTTATAGAAGGCCAGGATGCGTTTGTGATGGGTGACGGCGAGCAGCGGGGAGTCGGCGCCGCCAACGTCGTTGAAGTTCGTGTCGGGAAAGTACCAGGGCTGGTTGGTGGGCGTCCAGAAATAGCGGTTGGGGTTGTCGGCGGTGGAGAAGGCGATGAGGCGGTTGAAGTAAGGGCCGGTGAGGCCGCGGGCGCGGGGCGCTTCGAAGTGGTCGAGCTCGAGGATGGGATTGCCGAGTTGCGTGAGCAGGTCCTCGGCGGTATCGAACGAAAGGCTGGTGCTGGAGTTGTTCCCGAGCTCATAGGCCAGGTAAGCGGCGCCGAGGGTGCCGCCTTGGACGTAGATGCGGCGGGCGGAGACTTGGGCGTCGGGAGAAGTGGGAATGCCGGTCAGTGAGATTTGCTCGGAGGCGAGGGTGACGACGGCGGTGATGGGGCTGGGGTTGGACTCGTGTCCGTAGGCCGTGGTGAAGGTGATGTAGACGTAGTAGTCGCCGCTGAGAGAACCGGCCGCGCCGGCGGCGATGGTGGGAGCGGAGGTGGGAGCGGCGGGCGTCCAGTCACGGACGCTGCCGCCGGACTTATGGCGTTTGAGCGGGCCGCGGGTGATACCGAAGCCACGATTCATAAACCAGATAAAGTCGCCGAAATTGGCCCAGCCGACGCGCGCGCCGTCGAAGTTGGAGAGGCCGCCGACGAGCGATGTTGCGCCCGTGTCGGCGTGGAGCGTGTGGCCGGCGGCGAGATAGAGTCCGCTGGAGTGGCCGGAGCGCATCACGGTATGGATGTCGGTGGGGTTGGTGGGGTGGGCGGGGTTGACGCGCTCGACGCCGCGGCGCGATCGCAGACGGCCGAGCTCATCGACTCGGAAGTTGATGAGGCGCAGGGCGTTCGGTTCGCCGATCTTGTCGCCCGGGGAGGCGTAGTTGAGCGAGCCGGCGAGGATGCGATGGGTTTTCTTGGCGAAGGCCATGGCTACTGCGGTTGACCCCAGTAGAGGCGGAAGGCCTCTTCGTAGAGTTGGGTGCGCTGTGTGGCGTAGGCGCCGACTTCGGGCATCGCTTCGTCGTGTTCCTGGCGGTGAACTTCGGCGAGCAGGGCGTAGTGGAAGTAGTCGCCGACGGGCAGGGGGGCGTTGACGGCCGGGCTGCCGGAAGCGATGGTGGCGAGGTGTTCGTGGTAGACGAGGGCGAGCGAGGTGTTGGCGGCGGGGGTCTTGTAGACGCGCGTGGTTTCGGTCCCTTGCTGATCGTGGGTGAAGTGCGATGGCGCGCCGGCGGCCGAGGGCCAGGCGGGGTCGAGGGCTTCGAGTTCGGCGACGCCGGCGGGGGCGAGCGGGCGGAAGTCGGAGTTCGGTTCGTCGGCGTCGTAGGAGGCGTGAATCGTGGATAGGTGACGGCTGGGCGTGGCGAGCGTCGCCGTGCCTCCGGTGATGGTCAGAGTGGCGTCGCGTTCGACGAACAGGCCGGCGCGGCGGGCGAGTCGTTGGGCGGCTTCGTCGGCGTGCTCATAGAGTTCGCTGGTGGTGGTGATGAGTTCGGGATTGGCGTCAAGCTCGGCGAGGCTCTTGGCGTGCAAAACGGGGAAGAGGTTGGCGAGGACGTCGGAGACATCGACGAGGGAGGCGGGGACGCCTTGCGTGAGTAGGATCGCGAGCAGCATGTTTTTGTGGCCGCGCTTACGCGCGAGGAATCGTATTGGGCTCGCCGGCTCCTAGTCGGATTCGTAGCCGAGCACAGTCAAGTCACCCACGGCGCCGGTCCCGGTGGAGTACCGCAGTACGTTGTTGACTGTACTGGAAGGGTGCGCCGGATAGAACGGGATAATGTGGATTCCGGCGGTCGCTACCGTCAGATTCACAATCACGTTGCCGCCGGCGTTCGAGTTGTCGAACACCTTAATCAGGCCGCCGGCTGACATGTAAATCTGAATCTGCGAAATCAAGAACTTCTTGCCGGCTGTCGGGGTCCAAATCGCAATGTCTGTCTGCGAGGCCGAGAAGGAGTTTGCCTGCCGTACAGGCGTCTTGTTGAGCGACGACGGCAGGGTGTAGATCGGGTTGGTCTCAGAGAGCGCCGCGCCGCTGGTATCGCGCAGCGCGACTTCGAGATTACCGCTGGAGTTGACCTTGAGCAGACGGGCGTTGGTGCCATCGGTGCCGGCGACGGCGGCGCCCTTCGCGGGAACGGCGCTGGCGATGGTCGCCACGTAGTCATCGATGAGCTGCAGGGCGGTGAGCTGCGCGGCGGAGTTGGTGTCGAGGACGGGCTGGTTGGTGGCTCCGGTGGGGTCGATGCGGAGCGCGGCCGCGGCGATACCGACTTCGGCGCCGGCGACATTGCGCAGGTTGATGTGCAGGCCGCGCTTCTGGGTAAGGCGCAGCGCGGCGGCTTGGTCTTCGGTCGGGTCGGCGGCGATGGTGTCGTTGTAAACACCGGCGATGGGCAGGACGAGGCCGGAACCTTCGGTGAAGGCGGACTTGTCGGCTTGGGTGACGGGGCCGACGCTGCCGATGACGTTGACATCGAGGCCGTTGTCGGCGCCGACGTTAGTGATGGTGGCGGTGAGCGTGCCGTCGGTTTGCTTGACGGGCCAGGCGTTGCCGATGACGGCGGGGGTGCCCTGGTTCGAGGTGACAGTGCCAGAAACGGTGAGGACGTTGCCGGTGGAATCGACCGTGATGGAGCCGGCGTTGTCGGTGATCGGAACGGCGTTGGTGATAGTGGTGAGGGTGCCGATGTTCCACGCGCCGCTCTGGGTGGCGGCGACGGTACCCTGGACGTCGATGATGTTGCCGCCATCCTGAATAGTGACGGTGCCGGAGATCGGGATGGTGTCGATGAAGGCGCTGCCGGTCGAGAGGCGTACGGCGACGGGGGTGGTGGCGGGGGCGTCGACGGTGAGCGAGCCGGCGTTGTCGGTGATCGGAACGGCGACACCGGAAGCATCGACTTTGAGGTTGGCGGCGGTGGCTTGAACGACGGTGACGTTGCCGGTGACGCGCGAAACATCGACGAGCAGGCCGTTGGCGACGGTAGCGGTGATGGGGGTCGCGTCGCCGTCGGCTGAGATGGCGAGCTTGACGATCTGCACATGGCCTTCGGCGGCGGTATCGACGGCGACATTGGCGCCGCTTCCGGGGGTAATGGCGAGGGATTCAATTGCCATGGTGGTGGTCCTTTAGGCGGCCTGGACCGCTCCCTGACGGTCAGGGCGAGGTTTCCGGGGGCGGGCGGGCGTGACGAGGCGCGAGCGGTCGAAGGTGCGCAGCTCGAAGGGCAGGGTGTCGTAGCGTTGCGCGAGCGAGCGTTGACGGACGTAGGCGGCGCACTGCTCGACGTCGGCGAGGAAGCGCTGGAACGAGGCGAAGGTGTCGGCGAATTCGCGGCCGCCCTCTTTGATGCGCAGGGTGTGGAAGGCGTAGTCGGCGAGGGCGAGGTGGTATTCCTCGGGGATCGCGGGGATATTGGCGGGCGCGCTGAGGCGCGCCGGCGAGTAGGCGTGGGTGATATCGAGTGACGTCCCGGAGCCGGCGGGCTGCTTGTTGATGGCCAGCAAGTCGAGGCCGAGGGTGGCGTAGCGCGTGGGGGCGCCGGCGGTTTTCTGCCAGGCGTCGTTCTCGGCGTCGAGATCGGCGAGCGTGCCGAAGGTGAGGCGGGATCCGGAGGCGACGGAGATCCGCAACGGGACGAGGTAGTCGGGGATGGAGCTGAGCAGGTGGCGGAAAGGCGTCGCGGCGTTGAGCGCGATCGTGGACGTCTTTTCGAGGCACAGCGTGAGCAGGGCGAAGAGGCGTTGGCCTTCGTTGAGGCGGTACAGGACTTCGCTGGAGCTGAAGTAGCGGCCGTTAGGATCGTCGAGGCGTCCCAGGATACGGGTCTGGAATTGGGCGACGGTCATTCGTTCGTGCTCATGCGAAGGCAGGTGACGCCGGCGGCCACTGGAAGCAGGGCCTTGGGCCGCCGGCGTCCGCAGCGGTCAGGGCGGCCGTGCGTGAGTGAATTCGGCGGCGCTCGCGGGCTGCTTAGTCGAGGCCGCGAAGGCGGCGATGGCTGCTGAAGCGCGAGGCCATCTGGATTTGACGCGGCGGGCGGCGGCGTGCTTCCTGGCGTCGCATGCGGTTGAGGCCCTCGTCGAAGTTGCGTTGGTGGC